TGTGAACAAGACATGCTTCAAGTCAAGACCGCAATGATGGAAGTTGAACATGTGTTGACCAACGTGTTTCTGACCGACCCAAAACCGGTTCAACTCATTAAAACGGAAAGTTTGATAGTCGATACAGGAGCTGTAGAATGACCATTCACAGAGTCTTTGATATCAGTATACTCAGCTTCTTAATCGCAACCTTTATTATAGTTTTGTGCGTTGTTTAAGATAATGATACGAACTCTTCTTTTTGCAGTGTTGGTGACGCTTGGATTGGACATGATACAAAACCGGTCAAACTTTCCTACTTATATCGTAGTTCCACTATTGACTGCAGTGCTTACAAAATACACGCTAGGTGATTGGGATACTGGGTTTAAGTGGACATCGAGTGATATTTGGTTTTTGGGAACTGTCTTGGCTACGAGTTATATGACTCTGTACTTAAAACGGATTCACTTTGAGTAAGTCCATCAAGTCTAATGGAACCCTGTAAACATTGTTTAGTCCTCATCTATGATGTGCTTCAACATCCTTACTCCCCAGACGCCTTTGGTGCACCTTTCATGCGTCAAAGACGTATTGAAGGAATACTCCCCGAACTCACCTTTGAAGTCTACCGAATGCTTCATGAACGAGTTCGCTCCCCTAAATCCAACTCGATTCCCGTCTTGATGTGTGTAGACGCAGGACTCGCACCACCGATGTTGTGCCAGTACTGGTTCTATGAAAAGTTGAGTAGTCTCCGTAACTTTCGAGACATTCATCGTGAGCATTCTAGACGATTCTAAAAACGGATTTATTTTTGCCTGGTCGTTTAGACTCCCCCCCCCTCTAAAATGCACTTCCCTCAACGACATGGTAATAAATGGTACGAAGGTGAATCCAACTACATCGTATTACGAGTTAAACAAGGAATCCCTCTCTCAAAAATAGCAAAAGAAGTCAGTCGAACTACCAACGGCATTACTGCACAATTGAAGCGAATTGGATACAACTCGGTTCAAAAGGGCATGACTATTAAAGACGCATCCAAACTAACAGGTATACCTGTCGATAGACTGACCTACTACATAGAGTGTAAGAACGGCACACTCCTAGACCTTACCCAAGAAGTCGCAAGTCTCCGTTCAAGAATCGAAGTACTTGAACGAAGGAACAAACCGGCTGGAACTGGACTTAATGCGATTCGTCTGATTAAACGCTCCGAATGAATTCCCATTGTAAATATGTACATATAAGTCTCCATATGGAATCATGAGCTATCAGCCGGTCGCGAGACTTCAACAACGGAAAGAACACCTTGTATTCGTCCAACTCTAACAGCTCAAAGAACTTGTAAAGGATGTAAGAATAACTCAAGAAGTTCGTGCGGTCGTTCGGGCAGTAAAGCAGAAAAGGAGCTTGAATATCTTGAAACATGGCTCGTATTTTCTCTTCAATTTCGGGGGTAATGGTGGGAGGTGGATTTCCATTGAGTCGAGAGAGGATGTGGGCCCTGTGCTCATAATATTTAGAACGATTGAGTTTCTTCAAAATATGGCGTATATCCTCTTCCGTTAAATCTGCAATGTTGTGGATTCGACGCTTGCGGAGTTCCATGATGACCTCGTTCATCACATCTTCTGGAATGATGGTAGATTCCTTGGCTTGAAACTGGTTCAAGATTTCATTGAGATGGTTAATCTTCTTATACGCATAGTTGTTGCGTTCCTTCGGTGGGTCACGGAAACTGGGGAAGTCTGAAACGACTAACGCATACTCTTCGGAACCACACCGAGGACAGACCAAAATACCTTCTGAACTGATTTCTTCACGAGCCACATTGCATTGGACACAATGTTCCGTCAATAACTGAACAACCTCGGGACCACTGGACAACTTCATGCGTTGAACATACTCGTCAAACATCTGCTTGCGGGATAAACCACTCTCGGATGGAACCGACGCACTGAAAAACTTGAGAAAGGTATTGGCATCCTTGGACTGCAAAATGGGTGCATTCACAGAAGTATCTTGCTTCTTGTAGTATTCGTCCAGTAAGTCCATGTTTTTCAAGTAATACTCTTCGACAGGCTGTGCGTGTTCCAACTCATCTTGTATTTCACGAATGCGGTCTTGCAGATGGTTTGCCTTCACAATGTCGTTAATGTCATTCGTAGAACACAGGCGAGATATTTCCGTTTGTAAATCGTGTAACTCGTCCCTCAGGCTCTCCTGCTTGATTTTGGAGTCCTTGAGCGTTTGCACGATTCCCTGGTGTAAAGAATCGAGAGTACCGGTCGCGATAGACGTAGTGGGGCTGTCCCGCATTTTCCGAATCTTGAATACGTCCATTTACAAACTCTTTCACTTGGTTCATGAAGACTTGATTTTGAAGAATGCAGGGTCGTTGGCGACGCACCGAAGAGACTAATGTGTTAAAGTCCATCCCTAAGTTCTTAGTTGCATAGGCAAGTGCAAGAGACGCAGAGCGATTCATACCCGCTTGGCAATGGACATAGACCACACCTGTTCCCTCTCGTAAAAAATGCTGCAATGTAACTTCAAACTCAGGATACCAGTCTAGAATATTTGTCTGTAAGGAATCGATTGCGTTCAAGACCTTATATTTGGTCGGAAAGCTGTTTCTCCACCATCGAGGTGAAAAATCATCAAAGGCACAGTTGATGACATGGGTAATGCCGTATTTCTCAACAAAGGCTGTAGTCAAAAACGCTCCAGGTCCGACTAGGATGCGAGGATGAAAGAATGCAGGAGGTTCTCTCAGGTATGTCGGTGAGAAGAGAAGAGAGAGTAAGGACATTATGTTATTCTATTTTCTTATTTGTAAGCATGTGTTACAGTGCAGAAGTATCGTTCGGTACATGGTTCTTTGGAATCATGTGCTCTATCCTTTTATATCAGCAGGGTAAACCATTCTACTTTCCGTTCGCTATATCTCAGATGCAGCTTATCGAAGGACTTCGTTGGATAGATGCAGTGGATGAACGCATTCTCTCGGTTCTAGGAAAGCTATCATTGATTTCTCAACCTGCAGCACTTTTTTATGAAGGGAAAAAGTATTCCTTTATCATTCCATATCTTGTTATCCAAGCCATTAACGAACTCTTGTATGGGTCGCGTGACCTTCGTTTTATACTCGCAAAGGATGGACATTTCAGTTGGATGTGGAACTTTGACTACATAACATCCCTTCCGTATTGGATAGCTTTGGCTATCGGCGCTTACTTTGCATTGAAGACTGAAGTTGTAGTAGGTCTACTCGCACTTTTGGCTTATTTTTATGCAAATCATCATCAGTATAGCACATTTGGTTCGCTATGGTGTGTATGGTCAAACTTCTTATGGGTCTACTACATGTTGCGTTAATGTTCGCAACCAGGTACACCTCCACCGGCTACACCGCACCAGCCAGAGGTGAGTCCTCGTGCTTTACGGCACGGACAAGGTGGATTCAAAGCAGTATTCCATCCAAGTTTGGCAATGTTCTCCATGGTTCGCATCATCCATCCATAGGAAGTTCCACTGTGTCCAGTATACTTCAAAGCTGCATTGATACGGTCAAGATTTGGATGGCTTGAAAACACGAAACCTTTGTCTGGAGTATAGTTCTTCATCCAGTCCCAAAGGTCACAGGCTGTAATTGCCTGATAGGCATCTGCTAACATTTCGCGTTCGAGTTTAGAATAGTGAAGTGGGAAGTTCTGCATTGTGAAAAGGGGGGGAAGGTCTAGGTCACTGACCCCAATCAATCCGTTTTTATCCTAAAATACTTGACAGGAATCCATTCAGAAGGTGTGCAATCACAACTGCACCAACTCCCAAGACACCTGCACCAGTCCAGCTGACAACTCCTGAACCTGTGTATGCGTTGGGAACATATTGAAGAAGCAGGTTACGAGGAATGGATAACGAAATGATGACAGCGGCAAGGAAGAAAGAAATGTACAGGCTGGCTGAAGAAGCCATCCAGCGCATCGCAGGTAATGTGGGTTTGAAGGAAGGAGCCATGGTCGAGTAACCGGGTGCTTGGTTACTGGGCATTGGCATGATAGGAGGCTGTGATTGCGGTCCTTGGGGATTCAAGAGAGCATCGAGAGAAGTAGAATCGTCCATTGTTTATTCATTAGACGTGTTTTCACAAGTTGCGTCTTCCACGCGGTATCGGTAGCATTTACCGTCGGACTTGACGACCTTGTCCACAGCATCCTTCACAGGAAGTCCCAATGTGAGCACAGTGGAATAGTTGCGGTGAAAGAGGATTGCGGCAAGTCCGAGTCCAATGATGAATGAAAAGAAAGGAGAGGCTCGTTCAATGACTTGGGCGAAGTGAATCATTGTTTCTTACTGAGACTTGCGAGTAGATTCAATGAATCTGGCTCGGACACACATGGCACTTCCACTGCATCGAAGCGAACACACCCCGAGTCTGTATGATAGATACTTGAATCGTTTGGTTGAGGAATGGAGACCTTCTTTCGGGTAGGAGGAATCAAAACGGTTGAAATCAACAATCCTATAATCAACCCCGCAATGAGCCATTTGAGCTGAATCATTCCTTTACCATGTTCGCCATAAATGCTTTGAGTCCATAGTATCCTAAAATGACGAGAAATCCTGTGCCTGGAAACATGACAGAAGCCGCTGCACCTGCGTATCCAACAATTCGGTAGTAATCCTTTCCAGTGTCTACAGCTTCACGCATAAACACTGCATAGACGGCTACAATTCCAA